GTTGAAAAGGCCATTAGCAACATCCTTAACAGAGTAGTCGATCTGAGGAGCGCCGTTGATTGTAGAAATACGGGCCATGACTTGGCTGGTATCCCCATTGGCAAACTGATTTGCGTATTCTTGCAAACTCATACCGCTGGTCGTGTTTGGATATGGCGTTCCATCTGAACGGAGCATAGGTTCGCCATTCGAATCAACCGCTACTGGGTTGTTGCCGTTTAAAATGGCGCTCATCTTCACAGGATCGACGCTGGCTTTTGGACCGTTCGCACCAAAATTGCTTACGATGTTGCCCAAACTCTGCATGAGAGATGGTTGGTCATAAGTCCCAACGCTCGCTGCGCCGTATTCGCCGTAATTGCCCCAGTTTTGTGGGTTCGACGCCAAAGGATTTAACTGCGCTCCGCGCACCTTGCTGTTTTGAGTATCAAAACCTTGGCCCGAAAAATTAGATGAAGCCAAAACACCTTTTCCCTTCGTCGTCGAAGGGGTCGTTGCTGCGGCTGGGGTATTTTCCCACGGCAAAGAAGTGCTTTGGAGGGAAGATAAGTAAGTTTGATACGCTTGTTCAACTGCTGCGGGGGATGCGCCCGGCGTTGAGGCGACCTGTTGATAATTGTCGTAAGCATCAATGATTGATTTATCAGTAGGGTTCCCGCCGGTTGCGTAACCGATGCGACCGCCCTTATCATAATTAGCCCGCCCACCATCTTTTAACCCGAATAAACTTCCAATCGAACCTAACCCGGCAGACATGGCAGAATAAGGATTGCTTGAGCTAATTGACCCCGGATTGGTTAACCCACCCAACATGGATAAACCACCCATTAAAGCGCCAGCAGGGGCCACTGTTGGAGAGTAACCTGTTGTCGTTCCACCCAGTGCCGGAGCAGCACCAGAGGCCAAACCAGCGTAGTAGCTGAGTTGCTGGTAAGGATAGGCCTGTTGCTGCATATACTGCTGGTATGCAGTCGAAAGATTGGCCTGTTGCTGCTGTTGTTCAGCCGTACCGTATCCGTACTGGGCCTGAGCCTGTTGCAATGCCGCCTGTTGGCCCTGAGTACCAAGATTTGCCAAGTTAAGGGCAGCATTCGACATAAGCTGGCGGTTCTGTAACTGCGTAGTCAAATCAGTTTGTTGCTGAGTATTAAACTCACCCTGCGCCTGAGAATAACCCTGACCAAGCAAGTTTGAAATCGTGGCATTATTTGCAAGGTTCTGTTGGCGAGCCAATTCCGCCTGAGCGATACCAGCGCGATCTCCGCCAAAAGCGCCCTGTTGAACGCTATTACCCAAAACCTGTTGCTGTTGTTGAGCGTTCGTCTGGTTGATGTTCGCAACCGCCGATTTGACGACATCATTCATGTACGGGTTCATGTACTGATTGATAGCGCCTTGCGAAAATTGCTGCATCTGCATTGGGGTTGCTGCGCCGCTAACAAGGCCCGTAGCCGCTTGGAAGTATGGGCTAGTGTAACCTTGCAATCCAGCGATAGATTGACCGGCTCCAACCTGATTCGGGTCCATTGGAGCGACCAAACCGGGGTTGTAATTGGCATATTCAGCCGCCGTAGATGGCGTATACTGTGGGTATGGCTGCGTTGATTGCTTCGCTGCTCTTGATAAAATGCTATTATATGCAGCTTCAATCTGAGGATTGGCTGAATAACTTGTTGACGCCGAAGAGCCAAACAGCGATGCGCACATTGAACCCATAGTCTTGACCCTTATTGTACGTGGTTTTCTTGTTTTTCATCATTATGATTATAGATGAAAAACGCGCCAGCTTTATGCATTTGCCGTTCTAAAAGTTTAATTTTGGCTTCTGTGCGAACATTGGAAACAATGCCCATCAACAATGGAATACCAACCATATCCGAATAGTTTTTAGCGAACGAAATTAGCGATTTGGCCCGCGTAGAACGACGATGCTGCGGTGCAACAAAGTTAAAAACGTCGTTTAAGCACCAAGTTTTAGCGTACCAAAGTTTGTCGATAACCAGACAAACGGCGGCTTCTAAGCCATCTTCGCCATCAATAACGCCGATAATTCCGTTTTTACCCTGCAAAACATTATTTACCATATCGCGAACGGCATCGTAGTCCATTTCAAACAGACCATTTTCTTCATGCATCAGCGCAAGAAGAACCATGATGCTATCTGCGTCTTGTGGTGTAGCCAACCTTACGGCGTAATCCATCAGTCTCTCCGAGGTCCGGGAAGTTTGCTAAGTGTCTTAACCAGATGCTTCCGGACGCCAATAACGAAGTTATCCAGATAATCATGGCCTTTTTGCATACTTCCATTGCCCAGTTTACGGACAATATCAGGATGAATAACATATTCGCCGCCAGCAGCAACAATCGGTACAGGGCGGTAATTGCCGGAAGAGACGGGGCCACCATCAGCTTTTTGAGGCGATTGAAGTTGCCCAACATTGCCCACATTGAACAGTTTCTGCATCGAACCATATTCGCCCAAGCTAGGCTGCTGCCCAGAAGAAGCCATAGGTGCTTTGCTGCTTACGCCAAACGGGCCAGAGTTGAACATATTGCTGATCAACTTGCTGCCAGCCAAAGTATTACCTTCGCCAAGGCCGGAAACAATGTCCGCAGGAAGGACGTAGGAACCTTCAAGTACGTTCATTGGAATATGATCAGTACGCCCGCCAACGGCCATCGTAATAGGCCCTACATGGCATGGCGTGGACTTTTCGCGGGAAATCTTGTCGGCAGCATCAATTGAACCGCCAGATGCAAAAGCGCCCCTGATTAATTTTTCACCAAAAGACATATCTGCTGGTTCCCAAGTTGTAGATACGTAATCTGGGTTCAGATTGCTCGTGTCTACTCCAACACCAAGCCTCGTCGTTCCACCAGCCGTCCTGCTTTTACCGCTTGGGGGTGCTGTATAATACGTTGCCTGTTGCAATTGGCGGCCCGGAAATAACCGTTGAGCCTCTGCATAAGAACCCGGACCCGTATCTTCATCCGTATCCGTATCCGTGCTTTTAGAAAGTTGGGATTGATCTTTCGTGGACAATGTAGAAACTTGTGACGGCGAAACCTGAGGCGCACTCAAATGAGCGCGTCCGGTCGATGCCGAAGGATATATTGAAGTGCTGGGCGGCGCAGATGTATCTGACGTATCAGAACTGGCTGGCTCACCTTGCAGGTTCCTACCAACAAAAACAGGACGTTCCGGAAAATTGCTGGTTGTATAACCTTGACCCAACACTGGACGATTCATCGTCAACGCGCCGGGACGTGGACGATCAGAGAAATCCGATGTCGGAGAATCAGATGGTGGCGGGTTATAAAGCGGAGGGCGATTAACCTTAGGCGGGTAATATGGAATATTTTCCATATTTCCACCAGAATCAGGGCGCTGTGTAATATTGCTCATATTAGGCGGAACATCTGCTCCACCACCGCCCACGTCAGGGCGCATAGTAGAAGATGAAATTCTTGGGGCGACCATAGAACGTGCGGGCATTGTTCTGCGCATGGAATTGCGCAAATCTAATTCACGGTGGACAGGGCCGGGTCCGGGATTGGCAGGGAATCCTAATGCATCAAAAATGCTTTGATACATTTTAGGAAGGGACGGTAGGTAGAAGCCGCCGCCGGTTGGATCGTCATCTTGGTTCGCCATAGCAGCCTCCGTTACTTATTCGAAATACAATAAAATCTTGTTTTTTGATAGTCCTGTTTAACTATAAGATACAGCTACTATCATGCCTGATCCGGGTGCAACGACTATGCCCTTTTTTACCGGCATCATTACGGTTTGAATGCCGACAGAGTTATTAATAATATACAGGCGGTTTCCATTAACGGCCCCCGCTGTGCTGTTAGCGTCATAAACCGTTCCTGTGGCAGAACCGGCAACGATCACGGAAATTTTAGCAACCCATCCAAGATTGGTTTTTAAATAAGTCGTAGCGGATATTTCACCGCTATTTTCGACGCCAGCGAGTTTCAGGTTAGTGTCACTAACGCCGTTAATGCCTTGCACGCCGTTCCTATGAACACTCAGGATATCGTCTAAACTTGCCATCTTAGTATTTCCCGTCCGGTGCTGCGCGATACCTGATGCCACCCAACCGCCAGAACGTACCCGTATCTTGGGACGAAATATTGATCGCCACCAAACGCGCCCTGATGCGGCATGAGATATACTCAGTAGACTGCGTCATTGGAAAAGTGGCGGAAAATACGGAGTTGCTTGGATAGCCAGAGTACAGGCCCGTTGTTACAGGGGCATCAGTTGCATAATTTGTCCAATAAATGGTGATATAAACGGTAGCGTTTTGGTTGCCACTATACGTTCCCCATTTCATGTCAGGCCAAATTTGGTCGATAAACATGATGTTATCGCCTTCCGCCACACTGAAAAAACCAGTCTGCATGGACGAAAGCATTGGCAAGGTCGTTGTGCCGGAAGCGGCATCATATCCTATTTCATGCTGATATAAATAATTGTCAGTACCAGCGCCGATAGGAGGGCCAAGAACAGATTGGTCAATCCAAGCACTACGCCCAAGAGAACCAAAATCCCACTGCTGGATAGCAGCGTTAAATTTGACATAACTGTCGTTTTCGCCTGTGCTACTGTTGACAGAAGGGTAGTACCAAGTGATTTCATTGAACTGAGAATTGACAGCACATCTGATATTTTGGGTATACGGAATCCCATTTGAACCGACTCCCGTGTTCAAGTTTTGGAAAATAACATCCCAAACTGGGCATGCTAAGGCTTGCGGGCCATTCCCAGCATTTATAAAAAACTGCTTCTGGGACATCCAGAAAATGGCATTATTTAACTGTCCAACGCATTTACGAGAAATCGCACCGCAATTGGACCCGATTTTATTGAACCCATAAACCAATGGGGAACCAACATATTGCATTGCCCAAAGGTCTAAGTCGGTCCAAATCAACCCCTGTTGTGGGCCTTGGATACACGTAACAATTTTGGAGCCGGATGGGATGCGATAAGAACCCGCCTGATTAGTGGCCGTAGCAATCCATGTCGTACTATCCGCGATGTCAGACCAGCGAATCAAAAGAGGGTCTTGTTGCAGGGTAAAGGACGAACCCCACGCAATAACTTGCCGCTCTGGCATAGCTACAAAAATGCCATCGTTAACCAGCGGCGCAAAGCCACTTACAAGTTGTGCATTTTGAATTTGGGTATTAGGCGTCCATGAATAAACTGCACCACCGACAGGGCAAGCAATCAAGTTTTGCCCAAAATTATCCAAAGTCCAATCTGTCGCGGTAATAGGAGTACCCGGAACAGAAGGTTGCGTGACACCGGAGCCAAACCCTCCTGAGCCAAACGCACCAACGCCAAAACCCGTTCCAACTTGGCTTGGGCCAACAGCAATAAAAAATTCAGAATTGATATTGCCGCTGTTGATGGACGTCGGACCGGCGGTTGAAGTTGCCGTATTTGTTGCGGCAAAAGTAAACTGCCCAGAAGTTAAACTTCCAAGTGTGGCTGGGGTGTCAATAACCGTGTAAAGGCCAAATAAAGTGATTCCACCTATTGATGTAGATACACCAATGTAAAATTCACTTCCCGGATTATACGTATTATTTGCTAAATATGCGGTGACAATCGATGATCCATTGGCCGTAGTAAACGTATACGATGCCCCGGCATTGCTAACAGTTGCGGTGGCAGGAGTGGATGCTGAAATCGTATACGATGTCCCTGACGCAGTTAAAATTTGATAAGAACCCGTCAGAATAAGGCCGCCAACAGACACCGGAGTTACATAGTAAACATAATCTAAGTTTGATGCACTTATGTTCGAATCAATTACCGAAACGGTATAACTTCCGCTTGTTGTCGAAAAATTAGGCGAAGAATTGGTAACCGTTGTCTGCGGCGTAATAACAGAATTGCTTCCGTTTGTAAGGACGTTAAGCGATGTTGTGCAGCCGACAGCAAGATGGTTAATGGCGTTAAGATCGGCCCAACCCTTTAAAGCCCTGACAGGCGCAGAATAGGGAACATTGCGGTAAGCTACCCACCCGCCAAGTTTCTGAGGCAACCCCATTTGGTTCCTATCTGGCATAAACCGGATAAGATTAGACGACGAAAGGGCCGCCTCATTTAAGGTTGGCGTTTTGATTACATCTACGCCGGGAACCAATTTGAGTGTTGCGTGAGCCATGCTTTACACCCTCGGAGGTGTAGCGATAGGCGAAGGAGACTGCGAGGACCACGCGGAGGACTGGAACTTTTTCCGGTATTCCTCAACCATCGCGCCTTTCAACAACTGCTCGTATTGTTGTTCCCAGTTGACTGGCATCTGTTGATCAGCGCCTGTCGAAGAAAAGTTTCTTTGATATCCGGAAATGTAGACCATGCTGGCGCAGATAAACAAATCTGGAAGATAAGTAGAAATAAAGGTATTTGTATTTGACGCAGAAAGTGGAGCCGAATGAACCGTTCCCGTTAGCGTTAATGGATAAGCTGCGTTAGGATACGGCCCAAGGAGAATATACTGGCTTGTGTTGCCAGTCGTGGGCGTATCACCGCCATAAACAGCGAATACGGATGGAATACCAGCACTGGCTGAACTGTTGAATACCGACTGGATATACTCTTTGGCGACTGGGGCCAATGGATATGAAACGCCATTTACGGTCACCTGAATCGTTTGCAGCGTGATAAAGGCTGCGGTAGGTATGGTTAAAAGGTTACCTGTTGTAGGCGTCTGGTATGAGGTGCTATCAAAAACCTGAGTAGACAGGAAATCCAGATCACGTTGCATCCGCAATTGTGCATAGTTAATTGCCTGAGGCAAAATGATCTGGAAATTGGCGTCAGTCGTGGGAACAACTGCCAACGTAGCGATTTGCTGAACGTAACTGTTATAATCCACGACTTTCCATCCTTTATTCTGTTGGCTGCTCTTCTACTGGCGCTTCGACAGCAGCGGAAGCGGCAGGGGTTACGGAAGTTGCGGCCTCAATTTGTGGCTTTGCTTGTCCGTGGAGAAGGGCAATCAAGTCCGCTACTTCGGCATATGCGCCCGCAGCAAGATGCTTCAATACCGTATTGATGTGGCCAACGGTGAGTTTAAGATCAAGTTCAAGATTATCCATGTTTCCCTCTTAAAATGGCGGCTTTTGAGGCTGAATTTGCGGTTTTGATATTTGTGTTATCTGCGCCGCTATCGCTGCCTCAACCCCTGTTGTGCTAATCGATTGTGATACCCATTGAAACGCCATATCCTGCGTAATTTGGTTGTACGGAGTAAATTCCGCTGGGTTTGGCGTTCCAAGTTTCACTGTACCAGAATTTGAGGAAGTTACATAGCCATCTGTTCCGGTACAAACCCAATTTATGGCGGTTACCACATTTGGTAAATCACCAGCACTTGGATCAACAATGAATTGTGGGAACGTCCATGTAAACTGCATTACGTATACTGCCAGATTCGCATGTAGCCTTGGCTACCATTCCCGCCCGCATTGCTGCTCGCTGATGCGCCGCCGCCGCCGCAACCATAATTTGTTGCTGCTGCACCCGGAGTACCATTTGCTCCGCCATAAGGAAGATAAATAAAAGTAGGTGTTCCGCCGAATGATGCCCCGGCAGTTGTAGATGGAGCGCCGCCAGCCGTTCCACTGAAACTTAACGAACTACCATTTGTCGTTGTTCCACCCGCACCGCCCGCCGATGAAGTGCCTCCACCGCCGCCAGCCGCTGTATACGTAGTAGCGCCGACAGTAATGGTTGTATTCCCACCCGCAGTCCCGGAAGAACCGCCACTTCCGCCCCCAGTTCCCTTAGCGCCAATTGCAATTGTGTACGAGGTGGATGGAGTTACGGCGATATATTGAGTTAAATAACCACCACCGCCGCCACAACCCGATTTGCCTCCGCCAAAACTTCCGATACCGCCGCCGCCACCGCCAGCACCCAACATTTCAACATAAATGTTGTTGCAATTTGATGGAGCAACAAAAGAAGTTTGTGTCGTGTCCGTAATAGTGCTTATGGCGATAAGGCGGCCAGAAGATGATGGAGCCGCTGATACCCAAGATAACACATTGCCTGTTAACGTTGTCCCGCCAGATACCGTTTGTGAAGGCGACACTTGCCAGCTTGTGCCAGAACCACTTGTAATAGTTGTCCCCGCAGTGACGCCTGTCCCAGTGACAACCTGACCAATTGCAATTGTCCCGCTGGAAACTGCCGAAACCGTCAATGTTGTACCAGAGATACCGCCAAAAAATACGGAAATAGGCGTTAATGCAGCAGTTAAAACATTTCCGCCTGTTGTTGGTGGGACAAAGTTTGGCGGGCTAGTTCCATTGCCCAGCATGACGTTGTTCGCTGTAAGTGTTGCCAAGCCTGTACCGCCAAGGGTGACAGGGATTGGAAACTGAACAAGGCCATCATCTGCCTTATATACGCCCGTCGAACCGTCGCTATAAATCAAAGTATTAAAGTTTTGAGGAACAGTGATCGTGTTACCAATAGCAGCGGTTCCACCCGTATTCGACATGCCGATTGTAACCGTATACGCACCAGTAGTTGCGTTGGTTACAACCCACATACCAGCGACATTGCTGCTGTTATATTGAGGCAATAAAACAGTTTGGTTAGCAGCAAGCGCCCCTGACAACAAAAACCGCATCGCTTGTGAAGTACCGCCAGCCGCTGTCGTGCTTGGGGCGGGGATAACTGTGAACGAAGGCGTAGAACTTGTACTAACAGAAATGCTCGTCGTATTACCAAATATTTGGTCTAAAATTGTCGTATTATTATTAACAGGAACATCCCACGTATTAACATACGTTCCATTACTTGGCTCTGTTAGGGCAATGTTGTTAGTTGTGGAGGTCATGATTTATCTGCCTTCCCATCAAGTTTGTCGTAAATCCGCTGGAACATGTCCTCAATATGCGACATTCTTTTGTCCAAGTCCACTTTTAGAACGTATTCTTTGGGCAAGTTAGCTTGCATGTTACTTATGTCGCGCCGAAGTTCTTTCACAGCGCCCCATAGTTCGCGGGCAAGCCACCCAACGACTGCAATCGCTACACCCGCCGCCAGATTAATGGTTGATTGATAATCCATAATATAATTACTCAGTTATGGTTTCGGGTGGATTTGGATCGGTGAAAGTTCCATCGGTAAGGTTATAAATCCAGCCCATTGTTACGGGAGAACCTTCTGGCAAACCAACAATGGTGTATCCTTCCGGCGCTGGATCAACAGCAGGATCAGCAACAATCATATTTACAACCGTCTCATTGCTGTTTTGAACAAGAGCGCAAGTCTGCGGATTCCCATTTACTGGGGCTGTCATCATTGGTCCTCCAAGCATTACGTGTACTGCCAAATTCGCATGTAACCCTGCGTCCCGTTACCACCAGCAGCGGTAGTAGTAGAAGAAGTTGCTTTTCCTCCACCACCACCACACCCATAAAGTGTAGCAGCATTTCCTGCTCCCGCACTACTTTGACCACTACCGCTTCCGGAAAGATTGATATAGTTTGGTTGCCCTCCACCAGCACCGTTACTCAAAGTACCAAAAGAACCAGCGTTACCGGCAGTTCCTGCAAAACTTATGGTGCTTCCGTTTGTTACTGTACCGGCAGCGCCAGCAGCGCCAGCAACCGTTCCGCTACTACCGCCACCAAAACCACCACCACCAGCAGTATATGTAGTTGCACCAACAGTTATGGACGTATTACCACCAGCAGTTCCATTATTTGTGCCAGCAGCACCGCCGGAACCGGCAGCACCAATAGCGATTGTGTACGCAGTTGATGGTGCAACAGTAATAGTTTGAGTCACATAGCCACCACCGCCACCACCTGCACCGCCACTGTTTGCGGAAGAAGTATAAGCCGCACCACCGCCACCGCCGCCACCACCAAGCATTTCAACATAGATGGTGTTGCAATTAGATGCGGTCGTGAATGAGGTTCCGCTTAAAAGAGTGGTTGTGCTGATAAGGCGGCCAGAACCAAAAGAAGGAGCCGTGGATGTCCACGTTGTACCATTGGATGTCAAAACGTTACCGGAGGTTCCGGGAGCGACAAACTGTACCGCACTCGTTCCATTGCCTAGGATAACGTTGTTTGCCGTGAGAGTGTTAGCTCCGGTTCCGCCGTTCGCTACCGCAACTGTTCCCGTCACGTTAGCAGCGTTGCCACCAATGCTAAGAGATGCGGCTGTTCCAGTAAGACCAGTACCCGGACCAGTGAATTGGGTTGAGGCGGTGATTGTTGTACCGCCAAGAGTCGTAAACGTGCCAGCCGCCGCAGTAGTCCCGCCGATTGCAGGAGGAGAAGCTAAGTATGTGCTAAACCCAGTTCCCGATACGGTACTGGATGCCGATAATGTAGTAAATGAACCCGCAGCCGCAGTTGTGCCGCCGATAGCAGGAGGTGAGGCAAGATAGGTGCTGAAACCCGTACCAGATACCGTGCTAGATGCGGAAAGAGTTGTGAACGCACCCGTGGAGGCTGTGGTCGCGCCAATCGACATATTATTAATCGAACCCGTCGTTCCCGACGAAATCGTAATAGTACCAGCACCAGTAGTCGTGTAGGATTGGTTATTGGTGGTTGTATTAAGCGTTATAACGCCCGTACCTGTAAGGGCCGTAAATGTACCCGCCGCAGCCGTTGTGCCGCCAATTGCTACGTTATTGATCGTACCAGCAGTTGCTGGGTTGATCGTTACCGTACCTGTACCAGATGGGGATACGGTAACAGAGGCGTTGGCCGGGGACAGCGTGACAGTTGAGTTGGCTGTGAACGTACCTTGAAGCTGAGTTGCACCTGCCGCTACATAAAGCGCATATGCGTTAGTAAAGGTGACGTTTGATCCAGCCGTAGGCGCGTTATTGATATAAACCGATGCGGCGGTAGTGTATGTCGTTGCTAGACGAGCAGCAATTGTTCCACCAAGGAAAGAAGATATTGGTGCAAGAGCGATTGTTCCAGAGGAAACAATATCTGTATATGTAGCGCCACCAGCCCTTAATGCAAAAGCATTATTTTGTGATGGGGAAGAAGAGCCTGTATTGTTGCTTATTCCAACGTACAACGAACCCGCAAATTGATTTGGCGCAGTGGCAGCGGCGTAAAAATTATACCGCCCCGTATTCACATAGGTGCTTCCCGTGTCGGCCTGAGACGAAACGGTTGCAGCCACAAGATATGTAAATGTCGTTGTAGAAGGCACTGAAGTGATGGTAAACGTGCCATTTAAAGATGTGTTTGTTACTGCCGCAACAATGACAGATTGACCCGTGCCATATCCATGTGCGGCAGATGTCGTGATAGTTGCAGTTGTCCCGTCAGCGGATACGTTGCTGATTGTGTCAGTCGTTACGGACGGAATATTGGAATAAAATGCGTAATTATTAGTAGCGCCAATCAAAGTTGGCGTGGCTTGGTAACCATATAAGTTAGTGATTTGAGAACCAATACCAACCGTACCCAACGCCGCAGCATAGCCAATTAAGTTGGTAAGAGTAAATGATGTAGCTTGCGTAGGTAATTGGGTAAGATTTCCATAAACAGAACTGTTTGAGTCAGATTGGATAGTTCCGTTATTTAAAATACCATATGTAGTTACGGCCCCCGTCATGTTTTTGGAAAGATGCAAGGTTTGTCCAGCCGCTGGCGTGGCAGCGCCGATCACGACGTTTTGCGCCGTGCTAATCGTCATAGCCGTTGATTGGCTACCAGTCTTGAAGATGATGCTATCTGATGTACCCACGCCAGACGTGGATTCCAAAGTCAGCGTAGAAGATGCAGTCGTGCCGCCAATGTGCAATGGTGTTGTTAGCGATGTCGTAAGCGTAGGGGAGGACGAATAAGATGGCGCGACACCAACACCACCCGACACCAACACAGACCCCGTAGCAACGTCTGCAAGCGATGCAATCGTTGTGGAAGCAGATGCGTAAAGGATATCGCCGGTCGTATACGAAGTAAGGTTTGTGCCGCCAGAGGCCACGGGAACAACGCCACCAAGGGTAGCAAGCGTTACGGTGGTCCATGTCGGAGCAGCAGATGCGCCACCAGAAAGGAAGAACTGACCTGACGTACCATAAGTAGCGCCGCCAATACCCAATTGACCTGCTGGGCCAAACCGGAAGGCTTCTGTCGGTGAGTTATTGCCCGTTGCCGAGGTAAATACCGATGCATAAGCGCCCTGCGCCGTATCGGTAAAGTTTTCAGCGGCGGAGATAGAAAAGTAACCGTTTGAAACCGTCGCGAAGCCAGTCGCGCCATAACCACGGCCAGTAAACTGCGATAAGGTATCGCCAGCTTGCGACGCGGTAGGGACAGCCGCCGTACCACGCGCAGAACGTGCGGTATAAACACCATACGAACCCGTACCGTAAGCGTCTTGGGTAATGCGGGTATTCGACGAGTTTGCACCCATAATGTACAAATCCGTACCCGCTGGGAGGGTCGAATTTGATGGTGGCGTAGTCGATTGACTGTTGGATACCACCGTCAAAGTAGAATTTGGCGAAGCGGTGTTTAAACCAAGGCGGAAATTCGTATTATCCCAAAACAGCTTGCTGTTATTTTGGGTGTAGATGCCAGAAGCCCCAGCAAATACCATTGAACCAGTGGTAAATGCAGTTGCCGTTCCAGTGCCGCCATTTGCGACCGGAAGCGTACCAGTGACGCCCGCAGTCAAAGAAACTTGACCAAACGCCGGAGCAGACGATGCGCCGGTAGAAAGAAGGGCATAGCCCGTTGTAGAAGGCGAAATTTGACCAACAGAAGATGTGCTGGCGGCATACAGAAGGCCATAAGCCGTCAATGTCGTCAAACCAGTGCCACCGTTTGCAACACCAACTGTTCCAAGGCCAATCGTATTGCCCGTCTTGGTAATAGGAGCCGAAACCTGAATATTGCCCGAAGATGAAATCTGCGACCAAGTTAATGCCGTAGAACCAACCGTAATGGTTCCCGTAGTCGTCATTGTCCAAGAGGTTGCACCATTCGTTGAACCGTTACTGACGTAAGCAGCAGCCCCAGTTTCAATATAATTAGGGCCAGAACCCGTCGCATTAAAATCTGTTGCACGGGTAAGCACCCAGTTCGTTGAACCCGAACCCTGATTCGTTACGACGTAAATACCATTGTAAGCAGCAGATGTTTCGTTTTTAACCAAAACACGGGTAGCATTGGAAACGTCCGTACCCGTAAAGGTATAGCCATCAATGGTTAAGGCAGCCTGAGTACCGGCGTTTGTCAACGTAGCGCCGACACCGCCAGTACCGTTATTATACGTTACCGTGCCAAGATCGGCGGTCGTCGCATAACCAGCAGCGGTATGGTATGTCGTGTTGGCAACCGTTGAAACGGTATTGTCCACATACTGCTTAGTCGAAAGTTGTAAAGCAGACGTCGGGTCTTGGGTTACCGTAACGGTGGTCAACCCCGCCAGAGTGCTTGATGAACTACCAAGCGAAATTGACGTCGAACCAATGGTAATGGCTGAGTTGGTAAGACCGGCATTTGGGATAGTCGAAACGGCGGTAAAAGCGCCAGTTCCGTTCCCTACAAGATAACCCGTAAGGGTTATTGCGCCCGTACCACCGTTTGCCACCGGAAGAGTGCCGCTAACGTGTGATGTAAGACCAATTTTGCCCCAAGAAGGAGCAAGCCCCACGCCGCCAGAAATGAGCGCATTGCCAGCAGCAACGTCGCTAAGGCGGGCCAATGTGGTAGATGATGAAGCATATAAAATGTCGCCCGTAGTATACGAACTATACCCTGTACCGCCTTGGATTTCCGATAATGGCGTTGTTAAGCCGGAAAGGCTGGTGATATCACTGTTTGCACCAGATGCCGCAGCCCCTAAATTCGTCCGCGCACCAGATGCGGAATTTGAACCTGTCCCGCCATAGTTTACGGAAATTAACGTACCATTCCATGTACCAGACGCAATCGTCGCAAAATTTGAATTGCCCGTAGCCGTAAGGGTCGTAAATTTTCCGGTAGTAGGAGTGGTTGCGCCAATCGTTGTTTGATCAATCGCGCCGCCGGTAATCGCAACGGAGCTAGCATTTTGCGTAGCCATCGTACCAAGCCCAGATACTTGGCTTGGTATAATGGAAATGGTGGATGTTGATGCTGAAGTAATCTGACCTTGCGCATTAACCGTAATAACAGGAACAACAGACGCCGAACCATAAGATTGCGCCGTTACACCTGTATTAGAAATTGCTATCGTGCCGGTTGTCGTAATTGTCCCGCCAGATAGCCCGGTTCCTGCGGTAATTGATGTAATTCCAGCGCCGTAACCCTGAGATTTAACAAATGCAGTAGTAGCCAAAGCTGTGCTTGAATCACTTAAAGACGGCGTTGGAGCGGTCGGCGTACCTGTGAAGGCCGGAGAATTAAGAGGTGCTGCTCCCAAAAGCGACATAGTCTGCGCTACGGTCAAGTCAATAGGAGTTGCGGAGCCAGACGTATTATTACCCTTAATGGTAAGGCCGTTCATATTTGCCAAATAGGCATTGGTAAGACTGCCAGTCGTCAAACCGATTGTACCAGAGGTTGTAATAGTTCCACCTGACAACGGCGACTGCGCCGTAATCGAAGTAATACCACCCGATGGATAAATAGTTTGAGTGTACTGTGCAATCTGGTCAACGGTCAGATAAACCGTCGTTCCATTTTGAACAGCAGGGATTTGATTATTAGCTTGGGCCGCTAAGGTTGGTGGTAAATTGGTTATTGGAATATTTGCCATTACGCACCTACCTGTGGAATTTGTGTGTATTGCGGTGGAATACCAACCAACGCTGTTACTATACGTGTATTTGGCCCCAAAAGTCCACCAGAAGGTATGTGTTTTGGAGCATTATAAGTAAATGATGTCGCTGATAAAATAGTAATAACGTTATAAAAACCCATCGCATCATTGTTAGTAATGCCAGTTACAGAAATCTGGTCATTTGCTGACAAATTATGTGCAGAATAGGTAGTTACAAGGATTGTATTTGTACCATTGGCGGTAATGGATAGCACCGGAAGCAATACGTCATATGCTTGCGTTCCAAATAACGGCATAATTGCATTTGGGTCCAGATCAGCTGGTTTGCCCAACGGTTGATCCGTAATGTTGACGCCGTCTTCCGTTACGATTTCATTATCGTTTGGAACCGGAATGCCTGTTTGGGCGTTAATCGTAAAGCCCGGTTCAGACAAAGTACCGCTATTGGCGTAAGCATAATCCTCAGGACGCGCATTGATAATTGGCAACGGGTCTTGCGACACCATAATAGGTTTCAATTGAGCCTGAGGCTTATCGTAGCATGTCTGGCAGACCAGAAACCGAAGGTTGGTTAACCGTGGCCCACGATAATCAAACTGAAATTGCAAACTGCGATGGTTATAGATAAACCCGCACCTGTCACAGCGGCCCCAAGCCGAAGGTGAACTTGGGTTAGCATATGCACGGCCATGCGGGCGGAACGCCATGATCAGGATGTCCTGAAATACCCGGACAAGCCGGGCATGATGTACAGCGGAACGTTTTCTGTATCTTGGGTAGCCGCCACAGTGTAGGCTTGTTCAGCTTTTGCTTCTAACATTTGGAGGCGTTCAGGAGCGTAAATAGCCCCGACCCTAGCTGCCAAACCAGAACACATCGCATCCAACCAACGGTATGGGATGTCAACGGTTTGCGCATCCGTCAATTCAGCATCCTGAATTTGATGAACACGATAATATTGAAGGGAATAGATACCAGTTTGATCTGGAACAGGCCACAAAGTGATCGTAGGATTGATCAAACGGTCAAACCAAAAGGCCGTTGGCGGCGCTTCCAAATTTTTATTAGGCGTCTGGGCATATTCCGTGCGCGAAATAGGCATAATAACGCGATCAAACTGAGAAGTAGTGCCGCCATTATACTGAATGTAAGCATCCAATATCATCACGGTCTTTGCATCAACAGCATATGTTGTCTGGCCCTGTATCAATGGTACAGTAACCAGATCAACTTCCCACAAGTTAACGCCTTGGTTGGCCCATGAAGCCAGCATAAGGTTGGTTTCAAAGCGGGCATCTTGCATATGTTCTTGGACAAGAGCCGTTCTGCGGATGCCACAACGGGCATACGCATTGAGAACGATCTCGCCAAGCGACGGATTGAAATTGTAAGTGCCGCTCGTTATCATGGTCTATCCTTAGAAGATAGTGCCGTCGTTCGATACCAATACACCTTCAACAACAAAGCCAGCAGCATATGCTGAACCCGTTGCCGACATTTGCCACTGAATATCAGTTTTTTGAGCGTATGCATTTGGATACAAACGTTCGCTAACAAAGTTAGCAACAAATGGGCGTTGCGTAACCAAAGAGTTAACCCCAGCAGAGTTAATTGTCCAAGTGCGGTAAGTACCATATGAACCGCTGGTATAAACCATGTTCGTCCAAGCTTGGCTACGATTCAAATAAAAAGTGAAGCCATTTGGGACCGTATAAATTGCAGATTGGGTACGACCAATGCCAATGTTGATTTGAGCATAGGTAATGGTTTTGCCCGTATTTTGAAGCTGGATTGTGCCTATGTTGCTAGTTCCGGCAGTTGGAACCGCCGTAACACTCATGTTATTAATGCGAAGATAACTATTGGCTGTATTGACGCCTGTATAATTAGCCCCTGTAAAAGTGATCGATTCATTGATTTGGTTGTAGTTAGCATCCAAACCATTGATCAAAACCGTAACACCAGCATCCGAAGCGGACGAACTAAGAAGCGTCATCGTGATTGCGGAAGATGGGTAAGCATAAGTCGTGGCATTTTCCCAAACTGGGATAAAACCAGTCGTTGGGATAGCCGCCTGATAACCAAAAATACTTACGGTCGAATGACCCGTAATCTGGCTACGAGAAACTTGGAGTTCAAAAGGTTCTGTAACGCCACGCTTGGTGACAGAATCATTAATTACGTATGCTTGGCTGGTCATTATTTGCCCCTTTGACGTGCTACTGCTACATTATCTACCAAATTAGGGTAGGGACGACCTGCCGCCCGTGCATGTGCTTTCGCGGTTGATTTCTGTTTTGCAGTTAAATGCTTGTGATGAGCATCTTTTTCAGCGGGATGTTCCCAAAAAGGCTTCGTAGCCATTAGCAGCCCCATTTCCGCAATGCTTTATTGATCCGGCTATCCGGATCGTGGGCATTCTTGTGATTCGTAAGTTTAGACCGCATACCTTCCATCCGCGCACAAAAAGAATGATGGCGGGAGTTATGCGTATCTTTTGTGGGAGCCTTTAACGTGCCGCCCGTTTCAGAATGATAAGAAGCGCGTCCTTTGGCATTTAAGCCGCCAGATTCGGATTTGCCTTCTTTGCGCGTCCAAGCTGCCGTCATTTCACTCTCCGAAGAAAGAAGGGGGACCGTAGCCCCCCTTCAATTAATGCATTTTCTTCAACGTCTGGGCGAGACGGGCGCGTTTAGCGAGGGTAGGGTTCTCACTATGCGCCGCCTTAGCCAGTTTCTTGGCGGGGATTTTTTCCCCCTCCGGGACGTGAAGCTGCCGGTGTAATGCTCCGGGGTGCTTGATAGCACCCTGAATCCATTTTGCGCCACCGCCGTCCGCTTTGTGCGAACGGCTTACGACTCCCCCGACTCCACCATGCGACCCGCAGGGGTCTTCACGTTGTGAGCGGACGAAAATGGACGCATTTCAACGCCGCCACCCGACTTACGGGCAGGACGATCCAAGCGATGATGCGCATGCTTACCATGTGCTTCAACATGCTTCATGTGATGAGCATGCTTCTTGGCGCGACCACCGTGCTTACGGGCAGCGTGCTTCTCATCAGCTTCGTGAACGGTTGGCGAATTTGCGCCAGCGTAAACGTCGCGTGGTTCGTCGTCATGAGGCACTTCGCCTTCCGACACCGCGCCACCCTTTGCATGGTGACCGCGATGCTTCATCGAATGCATCGAATGCTTCTTCACCGTGTGGTGAATGTGATGGCCATGATGGCCATCATGCTCATGGTGTTCACCATGCATACTGTGATGTTTAGCCATAATTTACCTCTTATGCCTGTGTGACGCCGTACAGGCCAGCGATTGACCCGACATTGTATGGTTGAACCGTTTGGCGAACGACGAAACGGGTAGTGGCAAGTGTTGGCGTGAACGTGTACGTGCCACGAACGTCGCCTGTCGTGCTGGTTGCATAGGTCGTAACCGCCGCAACATAACCAGAGTTAGCCGTGACAACCGCAGGGTTGACAGAGGCGGATTGGTTAATCAGCAAATCACCAAAGTTGTCAGAACGGAGAGGGAAACCAAAGATATTGGTCGTGCCAACGCTATAAGTAACCGTATCGGCTACCGAAGGGATGACAGACGTAATATATTTGAAGGCCTTCTTACCGTTGACAGCGGTGTTCTGCGTCGAACTCGTCGTCAGCGAGATCACTTCCGACATTGGGTAGCCATAAATGTCAAACCCAGAGACGGTGAAGGTGATGCTTGCAGTTGGAGTTGCAGACACAGGGGTAACACTTACAGCCCGTGCGCTAAGAGCCTGTGGGTTCCACAACGAAAT